TCCATACGTTGACCTACTGCATGGAATCCTTCATTTACAGAAGGTGCGCAATAATCAATAATGTATTGGTCATAAATTGCATCAATAATAGGAGTCTCACTCTTACGCAAATGCAACCATTGAGTATTCATTGCAGTCGGCAAACGCAAATCTTTTACGATTTGAGTATAAGTACCAAAACCATTCTTGCCACGCTCGTCAAGAGTAATACCCTCATCACCAATCTCTGCTACCTTCTCAGCATACTCGTCTACTGGACCATATACGCTAAGGTCAATAGTCTTAATACGTTGATACTCGCCAGCACCCTCAAGTATTAACTTAGCACCTTCAACAGTAAGAGTGATAAGCTCCTTATCAATTAAGAATAAGTGATCCTTCTTAATTACCTTTGCTACTTTCTCTGCAATTGTAGTACCAGTATCAGTAGTAGTTACTGTAAACTGAACCCAGAAAGGAATACCCTTATCCTTCCAAGGACGTGCATAAATGTAAGGATCTGCACCCTGAACACCCAAGAAAATGTCAAGAGTTGCATAATTCTTCTTGTGATCACCTGTTGGCTTGAGTAAGTCAAGCAAAGTGTCAAAGTCGATAGTAGCCTTAGTCAAAACAGGCTCATAACCCTCTTTCTTACGAATAGAGATTACTCGACCTCTTTTCGCATCATCTTTATAAAAATGAAAATCTCTCTTTACAAAAAGATGATCATCTGCAGCCTCGAAGAGCTTTACATTCTTACCTGAATCTTTGTCCAAGTTAGAATTGATAATTGTACAAGTCTAAAAATTAAGTCCCATAATTAAAATTTAAATGTTTAAGCCTATGCAGCTTGTTGCTATTGCTGAGCTGGTCTTGCAATAGACTGAGTTATCTGTAAATTATTTGCAAGTCTAGGATCACTTGAATGCTCCATGACTAAGTGTACCAACTCATTTATAATCTCTTGATTAACATAATCTGGGAATTCCATTATCTGAGATGTATCCTCAGTAAGGTCAATTTGTTCTTGGGTTAAACGTATGTGTTGAGGACATTTAACGTAATCAATCTGAACTTCTACTAATTGGAATAAAGAATCATCTTTTCCATAGCGGATTTCGCATCTAACGTTGCTAGTATTACCTGCTCTTAATGCAATAGGCTTTTCTACAAGAGAAACTATAGTATTTTCACTATCGCCTAACTGGAACGTTCTCTAGAAATTAGAGTTTTGATCAGTAGTGTCAGAATCATTAGTATTAATATCCTTAACACCTTCTCCACCATCTGCTTTAGTTACTTGGTATATACCATTCATATCAGTTCCTATCTCTTCAAGACCCGTACCTGTAGTTACAGAAGTACGAGGATCAGTAGGAACAATCTATTGCTGATTAAGATTATGAATATAGTAATAAGGCTTAGTAGGAGAAGGACGATTGTAAATGTCTGTTACAATCTAACTCCAAGAATCAGCAGTTAAACGAGTTGCAGGAATTTCAATATATGAACCTGCATCCCAACAGTCCTTTGTCTTTGCAACATAATAGATGCAAACACAATTTAACATGTGCAAATAATCAATAGGCATAAATACCTCATACGTCGCACCATGTAAGCTCTGAATAGAGCGGTGAGATTTACTAAGATAAGAACTAGCTTGACCAGTGTAACCTCCTGATGGTTGATCTTGATTACCAGTAGTTATGCTGGTATTCTGTGTAGCATTATCTTTCACAGAATCAGATCCTCTACCTGTCAATTCTACCTTATGTGGAGTAAGATAGGTAGTTGATTTCAACACGCGTAAGTCATCAGTGGTCTGCTAGTTAATATCGTAGTTGTTGTAAACTTTATTGATATATTGATTAATTGCCTTATTAAACAAATAGTTAAATTCAAATAACTTTAAAGAAGGAGCTTGTATTTTACTCAATTCAATTAAAGTTGCTTCGAATATCTAACGTGCTGTCATTTAATGTAATATTAAGGTTTTTCTTCAATATCTTCAAACATTTCGGGATAAGTATCCTTACGAATCAAGGCTAAAGTTTTAGAATTTTTAGTTGCTTTCATCCACTCTATTGCAGCATCATCAGTTGCTCCAAGAATTACTTTACCATCTTCACCATATAAGAATAAACCATTCTTCTTATAAATTACTCCTCTCTCACGAGCATCAATTAAGAACATTCTCAATTGCATATCGCCACCAGTATAACAATCTATAATCTTCTCTGGAGTCTTTTCTGCAACAGATAACAAGAAATCTTCAACATCAGCATTAGGTTGATTCTTCATATCTCTACCAAGAACCTTAGCTACAAGAAGACGACCATCATATCCACGCTCGTCATTCATAATATAGTTAGAAGCATCAACTATAAGTCGACGTTTAGTAACACGTACTTGAGCCTCGTACCCAGGTCGGTCGATATATAATTCTGCTTTACCATATTTAGGCATTCGAGTTTTTGAAGTAGTAACACCGTCGATCAGAGAAATACCCCTTTCATCCTTTGCAAATCTATCAGGAGCAATCAAATCACAATTCTTAATAGCTTCCCATTCTGCTGCTTCTTCAACTCGATCAAGATTATAAGTTTTTCCATCAGTAATTCTAAATACATAGTTTTCTGGAATGAAAAATGCTTCACCTTTAGATTCTAATTCTAATTCTTCAGGAGTTAAAATTGGATTACCTTGATCATCCGCACGCTTTACACAAGAAGGATAACGACCATTCTTGTCACGTTGAGGCTGAATAAAATAAGTTTGTCCAACTTTTCCATAAACACTTCTAAGAGTGATGATATTTGATTTTAAATCACCATTCTAAATATTTTTCTTTTTTGCCATAATTCATTAACGTAATATTTGTTATAGGGAGAGAAGCACCTCGTTCTCTCCCTCATCTTACCCCTATTTAATTATCTTTTATTACTCTTTAGCGCGAAGAATAAATGAACGATATGGATTGAATACTGCGATACCGCAAGTACCCCATATAGTCATCATACTTCCTGCAACTGGAGATGAAACAACTCCAGAAGACTTACCGTCACGACCACCTACACCAAGAACTTCATTGAATACATAGTCGCAACCCTTCAAACTAAACATCTGAATAGGTGGCTGTGCAGAAGTCTTACCAGTAGTTAAGTCAAGACAGAGAGCGAAAGGCTCTGGATATTCACGTGACAATGTTCTGTCAACCTTGAATACAATTGTATTAGAACCCCATGTATAAGCATCAAATGTAGCACCTACATTAATATACTTACCTTTACCACCCTTAGACCAGATGTAAGCCTCATCAGTCTTGCGGTTAGACAAGTAATTACCAAGTACATTCTGTACAATACCCCACATTCTTTCATTTACCATGAATGTGAATACGTTACCCTCAGGATTCTCAGCCTTCTCAACCATAGTACTGATGATTTGCTGGAATGTCTGAATAGTAATCTTATTTGCAGAATATTTAGATGCGAATCTCTCAACCTGAGGAATAACACCGTCACCAATCTCAATTGGACGACCTGTAGCACGATCAGCAAGTGTAGACTTACCATCAACACCCATAGTACCACGTGCCATAAGCATCATATTCTCACGTTGATATAAGAAGTTCTCGATGAGGTTCTTCTTCATAGGCTCAAGACGATAAATAGTCTCAGTCAAGCAACCTTGATCCTTACCCTCACCAATTTTGATAAATGAATCTTCCATCAAAGCGTATTTTGCAGAGTATGAATCCTCAACACGAATAGTACTCATGTAGTTTCTCATACGCTCAATGTTAGATTGATATTTTACATAACCAGTCTCATGCAATTCTGGCTTAGCATTCATTTATGTTAGCTATATATTTCTATATAGATCAGACTATATCTTAACACATATTTCTATTACCGTTATATGTGTTCTTCCCATTTCCACAATATCTGTGTACTCTACTCGTTTATTCTTTAATGTATTTCTCATTAAATATACTTTCGATAGTCGTTGAACGTTATTCTTAAAGAATCTTCGCTGCTGATTGCCCTCGTCTTTACGTTAGGGGTTCCAGCAATTAAGGAAGTTTTACATCAGCAATACTATAATTATTTTACCGATGAAGTGAGTTAAAGCACCTTCATAGCAAGCATCCTTGTCAAGTACAGAAGAATAATCGTCATCAATCAAACGAACCATTACTGACCACATGTTATCAGCCAATCTAACAGGTCTAGATGTTACGAAACATTGCTGACCTGACTCTTCAATCTTGAAGATCTCATGTTGCTGATACCAATTCTCTGTAAAGATCATTTCAATCTCTGAACCATTAGCTCCATCACCTTCTGGAACTGCTGCGAACGGAATACGTTTAATTTGGTTGGTTTCCAAAATTTAGACTATATCATTTATTTCTATGATATTTAAATATGTACTCACCAAAGTACCTATCTCCCATCTCTATATTTTTAATTTTAGCAGATGGAACATTATATTTCTATCTTACTTCTTTTACAGAATTTAATGTTTCTATAAAATTACCATACTTATCATATATATCAACCTTTATTCCAAAAGTTCTTTCTGGAACTTTATCAATTTCTTCAAATGACATATAAAAGTCTTTATACCATCCTTGTTTATATCTAAAAGCATCTCTAATTGTTTCCCAAGAATGTTCAGATATGATTGACATTATTTCTTTGCCTATCCCTTTTCCAATTAAATTGGAATCCTTATCATAAACATAAATAAGAGCCTTAGCATATTGCTTTCGTGCTTTAGGAATATATTCATCTACCATTGAATCAGATACATAGTAGCTATTTAAAACCAAACTATTTTGTTTAACTGCTTTTGCTACTACCTCTTCTTTAGTTCCTATATATTCAGCACATTTTTTTCTAGATATAAACTCACCTAACCATTTACCATCTTTATTATAAAGATGTGTAACTTTAGGTTCTCCCCAAGGTTTTGAACTATATTCTGATATATTTATAGTTTCAGTTGAAGCCCATAAAGAATCTAATAATGGATGTTTATCATGAATTGCATATTCAAATTTTTCCATAGGTAAATTATAAAAGTCATAAGCCTCTTTAGAAAATTCCCATTTCTTTTTTAAATTTCCTTTTAAATCAAACTGATATAGAGGTTTATACATATTATAACATTTTCCACCTAAACATGCATTATATACATGACTTAATTTTATAAAATTTATATCCACGATTTCTTTTTCTTTTAAATAAGCTTCATTTTCATTATCATAAATATATAAAATACTTCGTTCAAAAGAATTAGTTCCATACTTTTTTACAGCATACTAAAATGGAGTTTTAGGATACATATAAGTACTAGGTTGTTGAATATACACTCCACATCCAATATATCCATCAAATATTTCTGGATTTTCTGTTTTATGTACTCCAACATAAATTTTATTAATTCCGTTAATTTTAGATTTTAAATTTTTTGTAAGATAGACAATATATTTCATGAAATAATTCAATTTTTTAATTATATAAATAATTTACGGGTCTCCCCTAGTCGTTGAACACTGCTGTCATCACAGCCATGCTGCTGATAATCATATAGACTTCCCAGCAATTTAAAGAATTTATATGGAGGTCAAAACCAACAGAAATATCTAACCTCCCACTCGAAGTAGTTAGAGTCAATAGGCTGGTATGTATTAGCCTTCTTTGTCTCACCGTAATAAACGTTTCGAAGTGCTTCTGTAAAATATGTCAATGTTAATTGTGGGTACAAACGTGAAATTACACCAAGACGGTGAGGCTTGCTACCCATGAATTTATTAAAATCTTCGTAAGTACGAGTATCCATTTGTTATCCGTAAGGCTCTTTATCCTTACGTTCTATTAATTTCTTAATAGTTCGGACTATATCATCATCATTTAAGATGTTGGGCGCTCGTGTCAGTATTATATTCTATAAGGAGGTTGTGGACCTCTTAAATCAAAGTCCCAAATCATTGCAGCTATTGTCCAACCAGGGATGGGAATCATCATCAATAACCAAAATATAGGAATTTGAATTAAATACCATAAATATTTAAAATAGTATGTCATAGTTTCAACTGTTAGTCTCTGAGCCTTCACACTTTGTTAAAGGTGTGCTTGGCTGCTGATTACCATTTCAAGCTTCCAGCAATTCACCCAATTTGCATTTAATTATCACTAATTAAAGGGGCAATACTTTACCCATCGTACTTCTGTTAGTTACGAAATTTGCTACAAGCATATTATAAAAATTTAATCTAAAAAGTTACATCTCAATTACCAATCTTCATCATCTACAAAATCTTGGTTAGGTGTCGTAAGAACAGGTTTATTTCCCTTAGTTATAAGTGTAGAGGTTGGTTTCGCCTAAGGTTTCCCGATCATTCTGGAAAGCTCCTCCACAATCTTGTCTCCATTCAACAACCAAAAGGCTGCTCTAGTATATAAGACAGGATTAGACATTGCTTTACCAAAATTACTCTAACCATTCTAGTCAAGATCTAAAATAAAGTGTGCCAACTCATCTTTATCATCGTTGGTCATCTCTATTTCCTAATCTCCAACAGTATTAAAATCTCTGATAACGCTTATAATATCATTAGAGAATCTATTATAGCTTTCTTGTTGGGCTTGTTGTTGCTAAATAGCCAAGTCTTGTTGTTCTTGTTCTTGCAGCTATTTGTAATGATCTCTAACACTCTTGACAGTTGCATCAAATAAAGCAGGATTTTGTTTTGCACTTTCTAATGCTGCGTCAAGATCTTCATCAGAAACATCATCTCCCAATTTGTTAAGGACATCTAAGATATATATCTCGTCGTCAGAGAGATTATCTATTTCAGTAGGTTGAGGCTGGATGATTTCAGTAGACTGTGTAATAGCATTCATAAAATCATTAACTGACATCTGAGATTGTCTGATTTGATTAATCAAACCAATTTCTTGCTCATCAAGTTCAGTTCCCTCTTCTGTTTGGTCAGTCAAGATATTAACTTGCTCTTCGGTAGTTAAATCGTTCCAATCACGAGTAATAAGTTGACCATTTTCATCTTCAAAATTAATTTTACTAGGATCTGAAATACCAAGTCTTTGTAAGACTTGTGTAGTTAGATCAGGTTCATCATTTTGTTGTTGTTGCTGTTGCTATTGTCCATTATCGACAATATCATCGTCTTCGTCGTCAAAATCGACGTCTAATACATCATCATTCATAATTTCATTATAAATATTAAAGCGTAATAACTAGGTTCTGGATTTTGTACTTCTTGTTCACTATAAGTAACAGCATGTGATAATTTTATCTCACTTGCCTCATCTAAAAGTACATATCCTATTTTATATTTCTCTTTTATTTCTTCTACTTCTTTTTCTGATAAATCTTTACTTAATACATTATCAAGATCAAATTTATATTTAAATACATTTGATGTAACGCTAATGTAATCATCAGGAAGATTGTATTTTCCTGCAGTTTCGGGATAAGCTCCTATCTAATATTTATCCTCTTCATTTTTAACTGCACCTTTAATGAAACTACCTTGTAAATCAGGAGTTCCATTTTTTCCATTACAAACAACCCAACCAGTAGGTATTTCCTGACTTGTCCACATTAATATAACTCCAGAAGGTAATTCAATTACTGAATCTGATGTTATATAAATTTCCCAAGTCTCATCATCGTTTTCAATTATATATACCTGAGTTGGTTCAAAACTACTCAAACTAGCTTTATAAGAAGCTGTAGTATCTGTTACAACATTATTAATTTTTGTATTAAAATTACAATTAATATAATCGGATTGTTTTAATACACTAGTTCCATTAGTTACTTCCTTATTAAATGTACATCCGTCAAGATTTTTTTCAACAGTAGTATTACTTAATATATTCTTAAATGTTGTATTCTCTATAGTAGATTTTATTACAACATCTGATATTTCTCCATAGAATGTATCAAAACTTAAAATTCCACTTGTTAAAGTTAAAGAAGTTAATTTCTTATAGAAAGTACAATTTTCAATTGTTCCAGGACCTTTTAATTGATAAACATCCTAATTAAAAGTACTCATATTTACAATTATACTTTCAGAATCCTCTAAAAAAGTAAGAAAAGCACTATCCTATATTTCTGTAGTTTTTATTAATCCTGTTAATTTTGTGAATGTTGTGTTGGCAATACTCGAACTTTCAATTGTTAATCCAGTTAGAGATCCAGTAACATTATTAATAATTCCTTCTGTAATCTTTCCATCTAATTTAATAAATGTACTTTCTGATAAAGTACTATCTTTTAATTCAATGTTAGAATCAGTTGAATTACAATTTATAATGCTACTATTTATTAGTGTCGTGTTAATTGTTTTGTCAAATATAGACTCTGATATTTTAGATGTCGCATCTAATATTAGAGTGCATTTTTCTTTGAACTCACTAT